TGGTAGAAACAGTCGAAGTCAAATCAAATGCTGACTCGTAGATCTCTTCGGCTTTGGAATCTGTCATTCCTTCGATCTTCTTTGGCATGGTAAACTTAGAAGACACGTATGAGATATAATCTCCTTGCTGTTCTGATTTAATCTTCAGATTCACACCGTTTTCTGAAAGATCAAAGATTCTTGGACCAAAATCCTCTGAACCTTCACCATCAATAGCATCAGAAATGATCTTATGAAGCTGCTTACCATAACGAACAATCTTCAGTGTACCATTGTTTTCTGGATTTGTAGGATCATCGATAACATAAACATTGACAAGCCAGCGTTCATTTCTGCGCAAAGAATTAGCTCTAATCTTTTCTTCCTCTGTACCGTTTCTCAGCACCCTAAACTTTGTATCTGTAATAGGGCATCGTTGACCAAAGGTTGCTGGTGATAATGCTGTCGTATACTTTCCTGTGCTAAAAGAACTCCAGTCATAAGTGTAATAATGAAAAAATGTCTTTTCTGGATTATTAACATTTGGGATGAGTCTTACAGTGTAAGTTTTGTCCTTTTCGAATTTAAGGATATTCTTAGATCCAGTTTGGACTGCGTTTTTTTGAAGGGCATCTTTGATGCTGTCGAACATTTTGTTGGTGAATTTATTCATATTCGTCTACGATCTTATACTATTTCCTACACTTGTCAAGCGTCTCTTTCAATATTTTTAAGCCATCGTGAGAAATTTTTTTACACTTGTTTGATGCGTAGAATTTTGTACGAAAAATAGAAATTTTCGAAACAATGTCTCCAAGCATAAATTCCAAAATTTCATAATTATTTTCATTAACAACTTTTTGAAAATTTGCAAAAGCTAGACAATTGTATATGGATATCTCCTTTTCTTTTAGATGGAGGAAAAAACTATTCATACTATTTGTCTTATGCGTGAGGTATTCTTCCAATGAGAGTTCATTTTTTTTACAAAAACCATAAATAAAAAGCAATCCATCTTTTACCGACTTTATCTGAATATCAGAATCTGGATCCATATATGTTTTTTTCTTCTGATATAAATTGTAAATTTTTATAGCCTTTTGTGTCAAATAAAAATCCAAATCAAAATATTTCTCATCAGTATACAATTCATAAGGAGCTTCAAAAAAATTATTCAAATTAACATATGAATTTCTTTTAAAGAAATTTTCCAACTTTAAAAGTGTTGGGTATTTTTCATCATCAGTTATGTTTGAAAAATCCTTTCTATTTTTATATGGTAAGTTTCTTTTACCACGACTTATTCTCAAATAAGTGTTATATATGTGTTCTATATCTTTCATTGAAAACTATTTCAAAGAATCCAATATTTTTTTATTTTTTTTGTTGTTAACAAACTTCATAACATATTTCGATTTGTATAAAGTTGGATCATTTTCTAAAAAAATCTTTATAGCCGCCATGTCATTATCGACATTATTAATCATTTTGAAAAAATCTCTTATTTTAGCATCTTGTATATATGTTAAAAGAATTGACGCATAATTCATTTTTTTATTATTTAAAATGCTAATAAAACTACAAAACGAATTAAAAATGTGTTCTTTCTCTTTATGTTCCTTTTCCGATATCATATTTTTTTAAAAGTTTTGTGAAATTCATAAATTTATCTGTAAGTAAACCACCAGCTGTGTTTTTATACCCACCTCCATCTGCTAAGGTTTTTGCCAGTTTTGGCAAATCCACATTAGAGTGATGGTTCTTCCTAAAATTAACCTTTTGTGTATTTACATTCACAACTATTGCGATTTCAAAGCCCATATTAGTCAACTCGGCAGCAACTTCATTGATACATGTATCGGCAAAAGTCGAAATAACCTTCCTAAACACGCCTTGAATTCTAAAGTCACCAACATAGAAATCAGCAGCATCGATTATTTTTTTTATTTTATTCTTATAAAAATCAATAATTCTCAATTGATCCAAATTGAAATCATTAAATCCATTGTAAAAATCCTCTTTCAATTTTTGTATCTTATCCCCCTGATAATTCCAAAATATCATATTCAACCCTATGGAAATTTCTCTTTCCAATAGCCTATAAGAACTATAATCATCGACCAAAGCGACCATTTTTCTTTGTTCAGCTGTTATTTTTCGTTCCTTATACTTATCCTTTAAATACCTGTAAACACCAAGTACAGTCGAACCATATTCTAATATTTCAACATTTGCATTTTTGTATAATTCTTTACACCTTTTAGCCTCTTGATGGTGATCAAAAATTTGCACGTTTTTATAATCTATCAAACTCAATACAGAACAAGTATCAAACCCCAAAAAATACACATTATCATATTCTTCTATTTTGTTTTTCAACAACCACTTGGCTACATTTGTGTGTAGATTTTCATGATTGCTCATGGTGTATGTTGGGACATTCCACAAATACCACTGAAGAACCATGTAAGAAGTTGCGCCATCTAAATCAGAATGAACGAAAACGTGTATTTTTTTCTTATTATCCATTGTTATATTATTAATTTATAACAACATCTTCAATCTTCAAGTGCTCTAATTGATTTACTGAATTCCAATATTTCTTCAGTATCACTTCTCATGTCTTCTTCATGAAGAGTGAGAGTGGTGTAATCGACTTTTAGCAATGTTGAGCCAAAGTTTGGACCGAAACGATTTTTAGCAATACCCATATTAATGAAGCCATTGTCTTTATCGTCTTCAGTTTGCCAAATATTAAAAATACAATCCGCTGTATTTGCCAAACTGATACCTTCAGAAATAGTATCCAAACTAGGGCTAGCCGAATTATAACCACTTCTGTTGATTTGACTCGCTGTTATGACTGGTATGCTAAATTTATAAGATAATGCACGAAGTTGTTCAGAAATATGTTTAATACGCTCATACATATTAGTACCTTTAGCACTATCCATGAGATTCAAATAATCCAATACCAAACAATCAACCTCAATTCCTCTTTGCTGTAATTTTTTTAAATACGCAGCAACTTGAAATGGGGTTATTGTAGATGGTGGAAATTCCTTAATAAGTATTTTCGCATCTTTATTCCTCTTTTTAATATTTTGCAATTGCGTTTTAAGATGAGCAAAATCGTTTTTCAGTTCAAACATTGGAATCTTTGTTAGATTTGAAGCAAAACGCATACCATACATAATTTCCGACATTTCCAATGAAATTACAAGCGCGGTCTTTCCTTGCATAGCTACGTTTGCTGCGATATTTCCCAAGAAAATCGATTTACCAACATTAGTTTCACCAATAAAAACATATAGTGCTCTACCATTTTCACAAAATCCTCCACTGATTTTATTGTCCAACCACTTCCATCCACTAGATATTTTACTTTCATTTTTAGATAACTCATGAATAAAATGATCCGTATCATCTAAAAGACTCATTCCTATAGATGTTGATAAATTTATACCAACCGCTCTCTCCATCTTCATTAGCAGATCAGATGAGTCCAATTTGCCGCTATCTATATTTTGAGCGGCTTCCAATAAGGTATTGTATACTGACTTTTCCTTTAAAAAAGTTTCTGTATTTTCAAAAAGTTCATCTCGATTGAACTTTACATTTTCAAAATCATTTAATTTAGCAACAACATTTTTGAAAGATTCCTTTAACTTTGGATCATTCAAATAAGTTTTAATTTCAGTTAAGGTGGGTATCTCACTCCTTTTAATATAAAAATCTTTGATTATACCTATAACAGACTTAATATCCTTATCGTTAAATATGTCTTCCTTGAGATAATCGATAATAGACCCCAAGTATCCATTATCGAGAAGACAATTATAAATTACGACTTTTTCGTAAAAGTCCAGATCTATTTTTGCAGTATTTTTTTCCATTTATTTTTAAAATATTCGTTAGATTTTTTCCAATCGTTATGCATTTCCCGAAGACCAGGTGAACTGTGATTAATTAATATTGGCCAAGTTCCAATTTTTAACTTATTCAAGTTGCATTGAATAGAAAAATCCAAATCATAATGATGAAACATATAATTAACATCAAATCTAGCAGTTGTCTCTAAAACCTTTTTGCAATTCAAAATCATCACAACTCCATCAATCATAGCCACTCTATTTGGGGATGGTCCAAATACAGTAACATAAAATTCTTCGACCTTATTGGAACAAGGGTGTCCAGCAAAACCTCTCAATTTATTTCTATCAGTCATTAGATGCCATAGATTATCATCTTTAATCTGAGGATCAACACATCCAGCAACTCCCAAAATGTCGTACTTTTTCATTCCCTCTTCTATTTGGTAGGCAAGATCCATGTTTATAAAATCCACGTCATCGTGAACAAGGATCATATAATCGCAGGTTCTCCCATAATCGTCAAGACATTTATTGTAATATTCACACAACCCCATTGTCGTGTTATTGTGTTTCAATTTTAAATCTATTTTTATATTAGAATTTTTGTTTATCTTTTGTATATTTTTAAAAATTTTCGTTTGACAAGGATCGGCGTTTCGTGATAAACTACATGCAACAATATTCATAAAAATATTGTACCATAGAAACTAAATAATTCAACAAATATGAAAAATAAAGACCAAGTAGCTATCTTCGAATCTTATAGAGATGATATCTTAAACAAATTTAAACAAGATGTTCTCGGAGGAGATTCTGAAGTGGAAGATATTGAAAATGATGTGGATATCGATGATGTAGGAGACGATGATACCGATGTCGAACCTACACCAAAAAGAAACGTTGTAGTTAAAGCAGAAGAGATTGGAGTAAATCTTGGTTTAAAGCTTCGTTCTATTCTTCGCCATTTACCATCTTTGAGTGAAGATACTGAAATTCTATCAAATTTAAAGAGAGCAATTGAACAAACAAATTCAACTCTCGATGATGAAGATCAAGTCAAAGAATCCCCATTAAATGTTTATACTAAATTAATTGAGATGGGAGTATTGAGAGAAGAAGAGATGGATGAAGAAGAATTTGATGATGAAGATAAGGAAATTGATTTACTTCAAAAGTTCGAAGACGATGAATATGATGATGACGACGACATTTCCAAATTAGGTAAAAGAAGTGATTTTGCAAAAGGAATGAGTAGAGATGTAGAGCGTTCCAGAATGGAAGATGAAATTAGAAGAATGGGTACAGACTGGAGAGGTCAAGACGATGATTTCTTATCATCAAATTATTAACATATATCACAGTTAAAAGAACTGACATTGGTAATACCTTCTCTAGTTAACTGGAAGATTTCGCCGTCTTCCAGTTCTTCCGAGTCTTTAAATTGAACGGATGAGAAGGTATTTTCATATATGTTGACATATAGAGCTTGATTACATTTAACAATAAAAGTATTTTTTGTGGATATGTTATGTAACCACATACTGTATCTACCTTCAATATACGATAGCATCTCATTTATAATTTTAACTTCGTTTTTCTTACTTTTTCTAGACAATTCAAATAAAATATCAGAAATTAAAAGACTTACAGGGTCATTTTCAGTTTCATTTATAAAATTACTCCTATTTGTGATCTCCCCACAACAACCAACAACCCAATTATCATCAATCACAGGACTCATATATTCTGGTACAAAATCTTTACTTTTAGGTTCACTTATACCAAAAAAAGTATGGAATTTTTTTCTAGGAAATTTGAAGTTTTTTTCTAAAGCATGTACCTTGTAAATATCGAAAGAACCATCACCTATTAACATCATAGAGTAATTCACTTTTCTCTTACCATTATTCAATCCCTGTAATTCTATGAATTGTTTCTTGTTATTTGCGCCGTATATTCTATTCATACTTCAATTTCCAAAACCAATAACTCTTTTTTTATTAGATTCGTCTTCGTAAAATTTATTCTCATCATTCATGTTATAGATTTCACTTAAACTCATAGGCTCTTTAATATCTTTTACCTGTTCTTCTGTAAAATTTAAACTCTCCGCTAATAGTTTAGATTCTTCAACGGATAACTTTCCAAACCTACAATCAACCATTGTCCTTCCTTTTCTTTTCAAGGCTTTATCTATCTTAGTATCATCACAATTATATGTTAATATTACAGATACTTCCAGCATATCTGATAATATACCATCCGATAAATTTAAAAGAGTAGAAATAAATTGATTATCATCTGTCTCTCTAGAAATTAAAATTTTTTCAGCATCTTCTAATATAATGACAGTTTTCTTTCTGCGTAATAAAATGGAGAATATATCTGGATCAGATATGAATTTATCAATAAAATTACTTGGAATGAAAATAAATTCCTTATCGATAACAGTTGTCAAATATTTTATAAAACTGCTTTTACCAGTGCCTGGATCTCCATGAAACATGTACAATCCCTTATTATTATTTTTTATCTTATGTACTATTTTTTTGTAAATATCTAAAAATTTCTTACCGTAATTCAGTTCCAAGTTTATATTGGGAACCTTAATATCTAAAGGTTCAAAATCATAATCACCATATTGATTTTTTATCAATATGGAAACAAAATTTTTATCTTTTTCGGGAATAATATAATCCTCCATGAAAGAAAAATCATTTTTCATGGAATCGAAAATTTTATTACTAGGGTAATAAATTGTAATATAAACTTTAGAATTATTATCGTTTATATTTTTTTTCATTTTTTTCACTTCTTCCGAAGATCCTTTAACAACAATTATATCATCATCGTCAAATCTACCCACATTATCATCCTCATCATTTTTATCAGATATATTAGCTAATATTACATAATCCTTATGTTTAAAATAAAAATTTGGTTTTTTCTTAAAACTTAAATAATTTAAAATATTTTTGCTCGTAAATTCATCCTTGATACCATCGACTGTCAAACTGAAAGTAGAGTGATATATGAAATCATATTTTTTAAAGAAAACATCTATGATGGATACATCAAAAGTTTCTTCAAGATTAAAGGAAGAGCACTCCATGTTGTATACTTTTTCAAAATATCTTTTGCAATTAAAAGTATGACCATGCATGTCAGACGCATGAAGGTCTAAATTTTCAATTTTTAAAGTTTTCATAATAAAAACTATTCTTCCTTTTTAAACTTTAATTCACTTTTAAGTTTTTCATCTAACAGTGGAAGTATTTTATCCCAAACGGAATTATCATTTCTCCAATCCTTATAAAAACCCAAAGTATCACCATTTAAAGCGTGTCTGTGACCTTGTTTCTCCAAAACACCGTAGCCTTCAGCCATTTCTAACAAGCCAGAATACTTATTCAATCCAGATCTAAAATTAAGATACATTTCGCATTCTAGGAATGGTGGAACAAAACGATTTTTTGTCGTCAATGCTCTCATGGTTAAACCATTAACATCTTTAGATAGTGGAGTAACTTCATCATTTGAATTTTTATTATCAGACTTTCCGACTCTTTCTTGTTTTGTTGACATTTGTACTAATACCGAACTCATATAAAGAGGACCAGATCCTCCAGATTGGTTCTTGATCAATGTTGGATATAATGCAGCTGGATTATCATAAACGTGATTTGTGAAAAGAACTGGAGCATTTGCTTTAGCTGCGGCGTGTGTAATAGCTCTAAGCATACTTTTAAGTGCTACAGCCCTAGCTCCCATGTCCGCGCTATCCTTACCATCCTCGATAACTTTCGCTTCCCTAGCAGATATTAAATTACCTAGAGAGTCTATCACTATCATCACTTTTCCTTGTAATTTATTCTCAACAACATTTTTTAGAAACTTAACAATTTGATTTCTACAATCTTCAATGATTTCTATAGGGCAATGTTTTATTTTAGAAGTATCACAACCTAAATTTGCCGCTGTCTCTGGATCAAGTGCATTTTCAGTATCGAAATATACAACGTGCATTCCTTTTTTCTGTGCATTAGCCATGACTTTATTGGCGATAAGAGTTTTACCGCAAGCTTGTGGGCCAACTAAGCCAGTAATTCGTCCCATTGGGATGCCACCGTGAATAGATCCAGAAATAATAGCATTCAATGCCATAGATCCTGTATCAATCCATTCTTTGTCAGTTGAAAGTGTATTTTCGTTAAGGTAT